CTGCTATTGAATATGCGAACGGCGATCGGCATTGGTATCTTAACGGGCAACGTCACCGAGAAGGCGGCCCTGCTATTGAATATGCGAACGGCGATCGGCATTGGTATCTTAACGGGCAACGTCACCGAGAAGACGGCCCGGCGGTTGAATGGGAGAACGGCAATCGGGCTTGGTATCTAAACGACCAAAACATGACCGAACAAGAACACCGAAAACTCACTCAAAAGAAAATGGCTAATATCGGTTGACTTCGGATATCCATATCTGTATATTCAGAACATAGAGAGCAACGGTGCTCTCGCACACAAACACGAGGAACTTGCAATGTCGTACATCGTCTATCACATCGCTTCGACTCAACTGAGCAAGTCTTACAAAGACGAGACTGGCGCCAAGCGCGGACGCACTTGCATGAACCGTAACGCTGGCAGTGTTCAGTATGCTTATGCGAGCAATGAAGACTATCACAACAAGGTGGTCGGCATGAAGACTGTTCGCAATCTGATGACTGGTAAGGAAATTCAAATCCCGACGAACACTCCCGGATGTTGTGATCCCAGTCGGGAAAGCTATTGGTCGATGTGAGAATCAAAATGACGATGGACAGGGCTCACACTATTCTCATTAAGATGGCTAAGGAACGTTATACCTCTATCTTTGCGGTTCTTGCCGAATTCAACCAATATCAAGTGGACGGTGAATGCAAGCATTTCTGGCCCGATGAAAATACCGCCTGCAACACTCTATTGGGATTGAAGGTAAATGTCTCCTAATGTAAGTGATATGGTCGGCAAAATCTTTACTAAGGTTTACGCTGACGATGATTGTATGGTTTTTGAAAATGCCGAGGAGAGATACACCTTTACGCATGTTCAAGATTGTTGTGAAACTGTCAGAATTGAGGAAATCTGGGGAGATTTGGAAGACCTTGAACTTTGGCCTCTGCTCGTCGCCGCAGAAGTCAACGGCGAATCTCCGGACTATGAAGGAGAATCGTGCACCTGGACCTTCTACAAATTCGCTACCTTTAAGGGATTTGTAGATGTTAGGTGGTTGGGCGCGTCAAACGGGTACTACTCTGAAGGCGTAGACCTTCATCATGAAAAACTTTAATTAGGAAAAATACTATGGAAGCTCTTATCAAGGCTTTGGTTTTGTTTGTTGTCGCTCTTATTCTAGGTATTCTACTTAGTTGGCCCGCGATGATGCTTTGGAACGGATGTCTAGTTCCGGCAGTAACCTTTGCTAAGCCGATCGGCTGGATGCAAGCTTGGGGTCTGATGGTTCTGTTCAGCCTCATGTTCAAGTCTACCAACTACAACTCCAACGATTAAACATGAGTGAGTGCGCGACCAAAATAGAATGTGTTCCGAATGAGGATATCATTCAGTGGTTAGTTAAGCATGTTGGGCCGCGCACTCACTACACTGCAAAAAGCATAGGCGGTAAGGGTTGGAGATTTACGAGGTACGGGGCAACCCCTTGGTATCTTGTATTTGACGACGAAAAACTGTTAGTTTATTTTTTATTGATGAGGTAAAACAATGTATTTTTTGATTTCTTTGGCTATGCATACTTCAATGGGTAGCTACTCTACGTTGGCTAGCTGTAACGCAGCTATTCGTAGCATCTACGAACAGAAACTGGATCCGTATCACATGATGCCTAAGGATCAGGTGAAAGCAGCATTAGACTCGCAAATGATATATCTTGCACCTAAAGAATATATTTGCACCAAACAATAAATTCGGTTGACACCCGTTTCTCAATTAGCTATAAAGAATCACAAGCTGATTGAAGGAGCTGACAGATGACCGACTTTGCTCTCACTTACGAACGTTGCAGCGACGAACGCACCGGCGAGCATAACGGGTTCGTTCGTGCTATTGTGTTTTACGGTGACGTGAAAACTAACCATTGGGGCATTTGTGACATTCTTAAAGGCAAGCATGTCATCGACCTTGAATGCGGTATTCGTGAGCGGGCCGAAGAAGGTCAGTACGAAAATGTGAATCTGGGGCTGTGGTATGAATTCACGACTAAAGAACAGCCCGATTGTATCAACATCTTTGAAGCCGCCGAAGCGGCTATGGTGTAAAAATGGACATGCTCGCTGAAGGCAGTCGCGTCACGATTAAGGTTCGCAACCCGTATTGGGCTTCGCGTGATCGTGTTGCCAAACATATCGTGATCCCGGAGTTTGTCGAATATACGGGCACGATTGTTCGTCAATCCTGGCAGAGTGCAGAAGAAATTGGTATTACTTCTGGCATCCCCCACTTTCCCATGCGGCGTATTCTGCGTGAAAACATTGTTGAGGTGAACGGGGCGGTGACTGACTACGTGCCAGCAAAGTCTGATAAGGTGACCAAAATCGTTCAAGGATCTAAAGGTAGTACATACATTGTCACTACTGAAAATGGTAAATCCACTTGTACATGTCCTGGATTCAGTTTTCGAAAAACTTGTAAGCACGTCGAGTCATGAAGGTTACGCCAGCATATCTCGGTCCAAAAACACTAGATCGAATTTGGTTAACCTGGTTGGAAGAAAACTATCCAAATGCATCGGAGTTGCGCGGTGCCAAAGTTGGATGGAGGCAATCATACGCTCATGCTAATAGAAAATCCAATCAGAATATGAAATTTGAACAGTGGTTATTTAATGAAGGAGCCACTGCAGTGGATTCAAGAACAAGTAGATAACCACGGCGGTCCAATCATCAGGGACTACATCTTTATCAAGTCAAATCCCGTAAAGCATCAGAATGACGATGATGACGAAATTCCATTTTAAGGAAAATGCATGACTGAACAGGAAGCAATGGATAAGTGGTGCCCGCATTCAGCGAAGTATCATTCACATGGCTCATACAACCGAGGTGACTCCGCAGTTACGCCGGCTGGCACACATTGTATAGGTGGACGTTGTATGGCTTGGAGGTGGATTCAGGATGAGCTAGTGGCCTTTGTTGCTAACGGAAAAACCGTTGTAAGCGAGGGTGAACACGGTTATTGCGGTTTGGCTGGACCACTTTAAGGATTGACAATATCCAACCGCTTTGATACAATCAATAATCGACTAAGGAGTATTTCAATGACTATGCATCTACTCGGTCCTGCTTATTCTACGATTTCTTCTAAGAAGCGTAAGAGCAAAGGTGTGACCATTGATGCTAAAGTTGCTACTGACTTTCGTGAACACAACAAGCAACGAAAGCGTTTGGGCCTCAAGGAACGCACTGTAGATGAATATATTGCTTATCGTCAGGGTAAGCTTAAGTACCAACCCAAAATCATTGAAGAACCTCTCTACGCTAAGTCACACATTCGACAAAGTCCTAAGATTCCATCCTACGGCGATCAAGTGGGTTCAGTCGCTGCGAGGACCGAAAATAAGTACACCGGCACGTTGATTACTGGCATCGCAACTATGCATAAATCTAATGCAGTTCCGGTAATCAACAAGAATCAAATGGAAGAAATCGCCCGAATGCGGCGCTGACCTTCTCTACTATTTTTAGTAACTAAATCTTTATTAGCACGGAGTGTTTGTGGCTGACTTTGTTTGGCAAGGAGAACTGCGTGCCCTTCGATTGGCTAAGCAATTGAGCATTGCATTGGGAGTTAAGATTTCACCATGAAAAAAGACCTAGATGAAGAACTGTGCAGGAAGTATCCGTTGATCTTTAAGGATCGGAATGGACCAATGGATCAGACCTCGATGTGCTGGGGATTTGACATTGATGATGGATGGTATCCTATTATCAATATGTTGTGCATATCCATTCAAAATCATATCGATCAGGTTCAACGCGACATAGATTGGACTATCAAGTTTAATGCTGACTTAGAAACCGCAAAAAATAACAATTGGGAAAACTGGGCGGATGTTTGGGGCAAAGAACCTCGAACCATTCCCGATCCGATTGAACAAGTTGTAGCCACGCAAGTCAAAGAAAAGTTTGGTACTCTGCGATTTTATTATTGCGGCGGGGACAATTACATTCGTGGACTAGTTGATATGGCTGAAAACATGTCCGGTGTCATGTGTGAGGTTTGCGGAAGTCCCGGCGATGGCTCCGACGGACCCTGGTTTCGTACTCTCTGTGAGGAACACAGGCATACTGCTTGACACTCAAATACTCCTATGATAATATGTTTAGATTGATAGGAGTATAATAAATGATTAAGATAGCTTTGGCATCGGATCTTCATTTGGAGATCGCGCCCATCACCCTTACCAACACCGACGGGGCCGATGTTCTGATCCTATCCGGCGATATCTGTGTAGCTCACTCACTACATGATCATCCCATCGATAAGCCTGTGCCAGAAGATGCGATGAAGCCTGGCAGAAACCAAGGCGGCGCTGTAAGGTATCGTGAGTTCTTCAAGCATGTGAGTGATGAATATGAGCATGTGGTATATGTGGCGGGCAACCACGAGTTTTATCATGGTCCCTATCCTGATGTTTATGGTTGGCTGCGTGAAGAATTTACGAACTATCCTAACATTCACTTTCTTGACATGGACACCGTTGTAATTGACGATGTTACATTTGTGGGCGGAACACTTTGGTCAAACATGAACAAGCGTGATCCTACTACTATGCATGTCATCGAGGGTATGATGAATGATTTTAGGATCATTCGTAATAGCCGGCGTAACTATGCTAGGTTCAGCCCATTGGATGCTGTGCTGCATCACGAAGCCACACTGAATTACATTCAGGAGGTGGTTGAAAGTGATGCTACTAAGAAGTATGTGGTGGTTGGACACCATGCTCCTACATCGCTTAGCATTCATGAAATGTATAAGAAGGACACCTGGATGAACGGTGGCTACTATAGCGACCTGTCAGAGTTCATCCTAGATCATCCTCAGATAGTCCTGTGGACTTTGGGACATGTTCATAATCCTCATAGTTACTATATGGGTGATACCTTTGTCGTAGCTAACCCTCGAGGTTATGCAGGGCACGAACCAAACGCAGCAAACTTCAAGCTACGATTCATTGATTTGGATAACATGCCGGAGAAGTTTGACGGTGTCAACTGGTCAAGAGATTAAAGTCTGCCTCGGGTCCATTCGGGTCCAGGGCATTCTCTTGCCATAGTAGATTTGATTCCGTTGTTCCACCACTTAGTACCGGCTGCGTGTAAGTTGGGCTTGTTCTTCTTAGGAGATGATAATCTCCCTACGGTATATCCGGCGGGAATGCCATTACCATGAACCATCATTTCATGCTTCCCGTTATTGATCCAAACCTTTCCTCGTTGTCTATCAGTTCCTATTTTGGCACCAAGGTTGTTAAACTGTAATCTACCTGGAACATAACTATCATCTGGTGGTAGTTGCTCAAACACTTGGTTAGTTCCATTGTTCCACCATCTGCGTAGCTTATTTTCCTCAACCATACGGGGAATCCATTTCTTAAAGTTCTCCGTTTTGCTCGTGTCTCCTCCGTCGCCGGTTTCTGGTCTTAGGTTAGCCCATTCATCACTCTTTACAATATTCCAGAGTTCGCTGTAGTAGGAGCCCCAGTAAGTCATTTCTTCTTTAGTAGCACATTCTTTGATGATTTCTGTAGTTAAGTCAGTGCCGTGCTTATCAAGATGGGTTAACCAGCGAGTACCAGAACCACAATAGGTATATGGATCCTTTTCGGTCTTACCAAGATATTGTAAGCCGGTTTTATTGTGGGTCTTCTTGTACAAATAAATAGTCATGCTGATGCTCCTATATAGCGTTAGAGTAGTTGGGATTTCCTAGATCCGCGAACTACATCTTTATTTAGTCCGTTTTTGTTGACTCATCTGCTATTGTTTGTTATATTGCATTCAACTCAAGTTTTTGGAGATTTAACTATGATTATCTGGGAAGCAAAATTAGACGACATCTACGATTGTAAGGTAGTGCGTCTCACTGAAAGTACTGGTAAACTGACTATGACTGATCAGTTTGACCGAATCTTGCTTGACAAGGAAGTTGAGTTAATGTACGGGGCTGTCTTTGGACCTGAGTGGTAAGGATAAATATTATCATGAATGCAGCACTTCTCTTGTTAGCGTTGGTCTGTTTGGGTGCCGGATACTATCTCGGCACTAGATCCGCGCTAACGGCCGAACTCACTAAAAATTTGGATCAGTTTATCAAGAGAAAGTCTTCTTTTCCGTTCTGCATTGCAGAATATGAGTCAGGAAACTATTATCTTTATGATAAAGAAACTAAGGCCTTTTTAGGTCAATCAAGCACAATCGATGGGCTTGCAGCAGAACTGTCAAATACTAGACGGATAAACCTAGCGTTCGTTACTTATCCTACGGACATTGGATCGAGTAAAATATTTTGGTTCATTAACGGAAAGGCAAAATCAGTAAGCAATGAAAGTTAGTCTGGGAAAATTCCTAAAAAACGCTCACCGCAAAATTAGTATCGAAATAGATAAATTCGACACTTGGGGGCTAGATCATACTCTAGCCCTCATTATCCTACCTGCGCTTATACAGCTAAAGCAAACTAAACACGGTGTACCCGGTGAATTTATAGACGAGTCTTGTGAGGATTATTCCAACCAAGCAGTTTTCGATTTCATGAAGGAAGACAAAGATGAAGTCTTTCAAAAAAATTGCGATAAGTGGGAAGAAACACTAGACAAGATGATCTGGTCTTTTCAACAGATCGCATACGAAGATTACGAAGACAAATATCATCATGGTGATCTGTCTCTAGAATGGGAAAAAGTTGAATCTTACACTGATCCTACTACCGGAAAATCTTCACCAACTTACCGATTAAAGAATACCGGAGAGCATTGGCATGATTATGTCGGTGCACAAATGCATGAGGATCGAATCCAAGAAGGATTGGATTTGTTTGCCACATACTACCGTTCGCTTTGGGATTAGGTTAATTTTTAGTCCCATAACCTTCGATAAATAGGTTTATGAAGAAGTTATGTTATATACAAAGCAACTAACACAGTGAATCAAAAGGTTTATATAGGCTTCGATTCGAGGTGGCCGCGCAGGAAGGCCCAACACAAACACAATGCTAATCGCGGCGCAGAAAGATCAACTGTGTTCTATAATGCTATACGAAAATATGGTTGGGAAAACTTTATATGGGAGGTCATATATGAATCGGAAGACGGAGACTATACACTGAAAGTTATGGAAAACTGGTTTATTGTAGAATACAACTCCTATTTCTATTCGGAAAACTCTAATGGTTATAATATGACATTAGGCGGCGACGGGACGTTAGGGCACCACAAGTCAAAACACAGCATTGATTCGCAAAAAAAGAAAATGAGAGGTAGAAAACAATCAGAAAAACATATTAGGTGTAGGACAGAATCCAGGTTAAACAATCCTAATAATCAAAGTTGGCATATCGGAAAAACAAAACACACTGATGCTAGGATCGCAGTGGCGGCATTAAAAATCAGTGAATCACTTAAAGGTAAGAAAAAATCAGAATTACATAAAGAGGCTATGCGATTGCGGCCGCAGGATACCACTGTACTCACTTGTTCCCACTGCGGTAAGACCGGAGACTATAAAAATATGAAAAGGTGGCATATGGATAACTGCAAGACAAATCCAAATAAAAAGCCGGTTTCGATTAAACAGGTCACATGCAATATATGTGGTATGACAGCGAACGAGAGTCCTAATTTTTATAAACACCACAATGAACGATGCAAGACATGAAACCTAAATTTATAAAGTATTTTATGGAGTTTGCTGAACTAACTGCTACACTCAGTTATGCTAAACGATTGAAAGTAGGAGCCGTAATAGTTAAAGGTGACTCCCAAATTATTGCTACTGGTTATAATGGTATGCCGGCCGGTTGGGACAATAACTGCGAGATTACACTAGAGGACGGTACCCTCAAAACTCGTCCAGAAGTACTGCACGCCGAAGCAAATTCAATTAGCAAGGTAGCGTGTAGTACGGAATCTAGTGAAGGTGCTACTTTTTTTTGTACACACGCACCTTGTATCGACTGTGCGAAGCTCATATATCAAGCCAAAATTTCCACTGTTTATTATAAAGAAAAATACAGAGATGACAGTGGCTTAAAATTTTTGACCCAAGGAGGTATTAATGTCTATCAATGTACCGACTGCTCATAGCGCCAACGTTACTATTCCATATGGAGAATTAAAACACGTTGTAGAATGGTGTAAACGTAACTGTGAAGCAGAATGGGGATTCGACCATGCTCGCAATAATATGTATGAAGAATTTGAATTCCTATTTGAGTCCGAACGAGACTACGTAGCATTTTTAGTTTGGAAAAAGTAAATGAAGAAGATACTGTTTCATAGAGAGTCAAACGATTTTACTGATATCCTTACAGATGTAACTCTCAAAAAGCATATCAAAACAAAGGTTCATTTTTTAGGGCATCTTATCATAGGATTCAGTGATAATGACGATGCGGATAAGATTATAGCATATGCTATGATAAAATTCGGGGACGATGCAATTGATTTTCATCACATCATCCCCGACAGATCACCTATTCCAAACAAAGATTACGTACCTATTAGAAAAAGTCGTAATCGTACTAGGCACTGATTCGTGTTAGAATGGCATCCAAAGCCATAGACCTTGTGTCATCAACACTACACCAATCCCTGCTACAATAAAACTACCCCAAAACAAATCCATACTAACCGCAAGGATGCTCGCTGAAAGAATAACAATGCTTAGTTGGAATGCAGTACCCGCAAAACCAATCCATGGACTGCGTTTTTTAGCTTCATTTCTTTCTGCTTCTAGCTTGTTTGCCTTAGCCATAAGTTCCTTCTTACCCTCGCCGGATTTAGGATCGCTTTCGTAACTAGCAGCCTTATCCTGCCATTGCTTAGCAAGAATTTTATTAGGTGTCTGTAGCGCAGCTAATTCATACTGTGTTTGCTTAATGGACTTAGCCTCATAAAAATTCCAAACGTCATTCGCAGCGATAGTGTTATTCATTACTGTGCTACTCAACTTTCCTCCGTACCAGGCATTTACTGCAAGCAGTAATGCAAACACGTTGATTACCATGCCTGCTTTGTCCTTAATTTTTGCCTCACGTTCTGAACGAGAACCGGGAGGTGGCTTAGGAGCATTTGGGTCCTTTGTTGTTTTCATAAATATGTTCATTACTGTGTCTATTAGAGCCATTTGTTTTCCTTATTGTTTTTGGCTATGAAGATCCTTGACATCAAAGATTCTTCATGTAATAATACGTAATATTTAGTAAGTTTGAATAAATATAATCTATGAAGATCATAGAACTAATAGAAAGTAAGCAATTAGACAAGGGTAAACCAACCGTATTTGTGGATATGGATGGCGTACTAGCTGATCTATTCGGTTACGCAGGTGATCTTCACGACGTAGAACATTACAATGAAATGACTCCTGATCAATGGGAAACATTTTTCAGAGATTCCAACGCATT